GATATGGAATACCGCATGAAATTCAAGGAGATACTTGGATATATCAATAATGCGATGGGGGTGGACAAGACGGATGAGTATATACCCGATTCACTTGAAGAACTTGAGTTATATGACGGAGCGGGAGGCTTTAAGCTGTCAAAGGAGATGGAGATAGAGGAAGCCCTCGATTATTCCTTTTATATATCCGAATGGAAAGAGACGAAGAAGAAACTCATCAGGGATGCCTGTGAGATAGGGTACCTGGCAACAAAAGACTATACCGACCAATACACCCGAAAGGTAAAAGTAAGATATGTTGACCCGGCACGATTCATAGGACAGTATTCAAGATTCTGGGATTGTCATAATATGGAGTATTGTGGTGAAGTGATAAGGGTTCTTATCTCAGACCTCCGTAAGCTCAACCCCGAACTGCCAGAAGAAGTATTAAGGAACCTTGCAGAGGAATACAATGGCATTGGAGGCAACATAAGGCTTGGGGAATATACTTACAACTCAGAACTGCATTGCGCCAATTATGATACTTTCCTCGTGGATGTGATGGATGCGGAATGGATGTCCGTCAATAGCACCTATAAGACAAAACGCAAGACGCAGTTTGGAACAACGATATTGTTCGATGAGGAATGGGGAAAGGTAAGGGACTCGGAGAAGAAAAAGACTCAGAAATTCGATATAAAAGTCGTCTATAAGGCTAAATGGATAATAGGCACTGACTTTATCTATGATGACGGCCTGCAGTTCGATGTGCCTCGCCCGGGGAAGAAAGAAGTGGAGTTGTCCTATCATCTCTATAAGCTGCCTTACAGGTCGCTTGTGAGCCTCTCAGAGACATTCATCCATCAGATGTGCCTTGCGTACTATAAGCTACAGAACGCTATCGCTATGGCGGCACCATCAGGGCTTGCAATAGAATTTACTTCATTACAGAACATGGCACTTGGAGGCAAGAAACTTGATCCTCTTGACCTTATAAAGATAAAGACACAGACAGGTACATTGCTTTTTAAATCCACAACACATAAGGGAGTAGCAAATGTACCGGCAAACTTCCGGCCTATTCAGGAATTAGTCGGAGGTATTGGCCCTCAATTAAAAGAATTTATTGACATCTGGGAGTTCAATGCAGGTGCGATAAGGGATATAACGGGGATAAATCAGGCGGCTGATGCATCAAGTCCTGATCCGAAAGCACCGGTGACAGGATCAAAGATGGCTCTTGCGGCAACAAATAACGCTTTAAGACCTATCTACGGAGCATATCTGACCATCAAGGAAAGGACGGCAAAGAACATGTCGCTCAGGATTCAACTCCTTATAAAACACGACAAAGAGGCTTATAAGGGATATATGCCCGTACTTGGCTCTATGGGAGTAAGGATAATAAGTGCAAGTGCGGATGTGGTGGATGCCGATTATTACATCAAATATGAGGCAAAGCCCACCGATGAGAGGCGCGATGTCATTATGAAGGCGGCGATGCAGGCACTCACCCCTGATAAAGACGGCTCAACAGGCATTAACCTTGCAGACTTCCTTATGATAGACAGGATATGCGAGGCAGGAAACCTTAAATGGGCAGAGGCATTCCTTAATATGAAAAGCAAAAAGAATAAGGAGAAACAGTTACAGCTACAGAGGGAGAATATGCAGCTGGACGCAAATAAAGCTAATCAGGCTGCCGAGGCAAAAGAAAAACTATTACAGGCAACCGAGAAAGTAAAGACCGATGAGGCGTTGAGGCTTTATGAAGGGAAGAAGATGATTGACGAGAAGTATGCTCAGGCAGAGCAGGAGCGCGAGAAAGAACTCATACAGCTAAAGGGAAGCATGGGACTTGTTCAGACAGTAGGAAGGGCTCATGCAAACGCAGAGGCAGAGAAGAGTTTGCAGAAATAAAAATATCTTGTATATTTGTAACCTAATATTTTAAAGCTATGGCAAAAGACGGCAGAGATGATGAAATTGACGCTTTACTCGATGGCAATAACATTGACGTAGAGAAAGTCACGGCACAGATAAAGACTAAGAGGGGAGGTGGCGAACCAATTAAGGCTGAACCCTTAAAAACGGAAGAGCCAATTAAGGCTGAACCCGTAAAAAAAGACATTAAAACAGAAGTACCAAGTCCAGAGACTATCAAGGCTGACATGCTCCGCGAGATGTGGGGAGATCAGTTCAAGACGGTGGAGGATTTTAAAAATGCAAATATACCCGGCCAACTTCAGGAATTGGCGACACTGAGACAGAAGAACCAAGAGCTTGAGACTCAAGTAAAGGCAAAACCACGTCATAATTTCGCGAATGATGACATTGCCAAATACAATGAGTTTGTGCGTGAGACGGGGATAAAAGATGCAGGGATATTCAATAAATTAAACGCTACGGAAGTAGCAAACATGGATGCCATGGATGCTCTCGTCTTGCAGCGTATCGTTGATGACCCTACATTGGCAGGGAAGGAACCACAGGTACGAAGGAGTTTCGAGAGGAAATTCAATGTGGATCATTCAAAAGTGGATTCTGGAGACCTTACCCAGGAAGAATTTGATGATAACCTTATGGAGGTGAACTCGGAAGGGAACAAAGCCAAGGTTAGACTTCAAGAGCTGAAGGGTAAGATCAAGATGCCAGAGATTCCGACAGAGTTACCTCCGGAAGTAAAACCAAAATGGACGCCTGAGATTGAGAAGGCTCAGAAAGAAGGATGGACTAAAGTTAATGAAGCCATAGTAAAGGAATACTCATCTATCCCTATACTCATGGAAGGCAGCAAAGACCCTATAACCAACTTTGCATTGACAGAGGAGGCAAAAAAGGTCTTAATGGACAATGCGCTTAATTTTGTCGTTGGCAACCAGATGGAAGTCAATGAGGCAAATGTTAAGAATGCAGCCACACGGATGTATGCCGATACGATACTTTCTAATATGGGCAAGATCGCACACGCCATATTTGAACGTGCAAGGTCTATGACAGAAGAGGAGTACCTTAAACTTTACAGCAATCCTTCATCCAAAAACAACGATCAGCCTCCTGCACAACAGAAGGAGCTATCGGATGAGGAAAAGGCCGACAGAGCATTTGAGGCAGAAATGAAGAGGTAACGCATTTTTTTGACAGACAGTAATAACAAGGGGCATTATTAGTATTAACATTTAAAACCGAACACAATGGGACCAGATGCTATTGCACAAATATATGCCTCTGATATAGTTTCAGGCTTCGATATTCACAAGCCGCAAAAACTCAACGTACTCTTTTCAAGGTACGGTGATCAGGGCGCTTCCTTCTTCCAGTTACTCAGATCCATGGGATTTGAAGAACCGGTGATGGGAGACACGTATGGACACTATGAAGAAAATCATATCCATACAACTTTTGTTTCACTTGGAGCTGTGGCCGCAGGCGCAGCCGGAGCAACAGTGAATGTAACACTCGATCCGTCATGTCTTGATGCGAACAATAACTTTTATCCCCGCAGATGGGATGTCGTTATGTTCCCCAATGAAGTCATGGGACAGATCATATCTATTGACAAGACCACAGTGCCTACGGCACCCGTCTTGACAATACAGCCCGTCAATGCAATGGACAATATTCCTGCAATAACGGCGGGCGAGACACTTGTAATCAGGACGGCAGCCTTCTCGGAAGGATCAGGACAGCCCGATTCAGCACTCTCTGGCACATGGGAATATGATAACGATGCTCAGATCATAAAGGAAAGCATTGGTTATACCGGTACAGAGATGGCCAGTCAGGACTGGTTTGATGTGACGAGCAAAGGACAGTCAATACCTGCCTTTTATTTCAAAGGACAGATAGACATTGACTACCGTATGGCACTCAAGATTGACGGTGCTCTCTTATGGGGAAGACGTGGTGATGGTTCAATAACCGATCCTGTAACAGGAAGAGTTGTTAAATTCACCGAAGGCGCTATCCCTTATGTAAGGAGAATTGGTAACGAACAGACCTATACCGTAGGGAACTTCAATGTCACTGAGTTCGATACTACGGCAAACACCCTTGACCGTAATTTTGCAGGAAACTACATATTAGTGTTAACAGGATTGTCTCTCACACAGGACATTGAAAACGCATTGAAGACTTACTTCACAAATACGAATATCGTCTTTGCAAAAGAAGCCGTCAATGATGTTCTCTTCCACAGGGATGAGTCACTGGCTGCATCAGTCAACTTCTCATATCTGACAAAATCGGAAAGGACATTCCTGTTCAAGACATTAGGGACGTTCAATAACCCGCAGATTGAAGGTGCCACCGGTTATGTAGCCAATCAACTTGGCCTTTTCATGCCTATCAACAAAAAGAAAGATCCCGTATCGGGTAACATGGTTGACTCCATAGGAACACGTTACAGGGCTCTTGGAAAATACTCCAGAAGGATGGAAGTATGGAAAGTCGGTGGCGCAGGCGAAGGACTCAAGGTGACAGAATTTGATAAGGTGAATACCTATCAGAGATGCCATGTAGGAGCTCATTTCCGTGGCGGAAATCAGTTCGTCTTGCTCGAAAGTGCTTAATTTAAGTATAAACCATGGGAGGGATTCAGTTCCCTCCCTTAAATAAAAAAGCTATGTTATACAAGAATGATGTGATCTTTGAACTATCCCGATTCCCGAAAGAGATTGAGGCGATAGAGAAGTTTTTTCATGGCAAATTCCCGGTGAAGGTGAAATACCCTCCAGACCGGATAGTGCCAAGCAGACTGAAACATAATCGGCTACCGGACAAACCCGCATCAATAGCCATTCCTCTCAGGAGTACCGTTAATACCAATACGGGCAGCGAGACATGGAGATATGTGGAGAATATCATTACAGATGATCGAGGGAATAAGAAATACCTCCCCACTCATTTTATATTAGAAGGCTCGAGATTTCTTGAACGCACGGATATAGAACTAATCTTTTTCCTTTTGAGAAAATCAAGGTTCTGTCTTGTGGGAGATAACTTTAAGCCTAATACAAGGGCAAAATTCACCTTTGAAGACCTCGTGACAGAGGCAGAGAAGAAGATGGAGAAGAGAAAAATTCAGCAGAAGGTAGATTCGCTTCTTCTTGGCGAACTGGCACTGACCGAAGAAAGACAAAGGGATATAGCCAAGGGATATTTCATGGACATAGAGGACAAGGAACTCGTTCAGATACAGGCTATGCTCTTTGATAAGATATTCAGCACGAAGGACGGGCCGGATAAGTTCTTCGACAGGATCAATGCCGAAGACGAGATCAAGACCCGTGCATCCATATATAAGATCACGAAAGAACGCAAGCTCGTGACCTTTAATGTAAATAATAAATCATGGTATTGGAGTGTCCCTGGGGGAAAGGATGTCTTTATATGCAAGGTACCGGCAAGCATATCCAATAATACAGAGGCCTTATATGACTATTACAAGGGCAGTGAGGACTTCCGTGATGACGTACAGGCATCCCTTATAAGCAATAAGATACCAGTAGAGAAATGATAATTCCTCTTTCATAGTTGATTCTTTGTTTTCGAGCCAGATTATTTTCTAGTCTGGCTCATTTTATTATGTCAAATAGAAATTGTATCTTTGAAGTTGTTTTTCATTGTAGTCGTTCATTAAAATAATAATATCATGGCAGCCCGAAAATTTCACATAGCAACGGATTTGAATAATACCCCTTCCGGATTAATCCCCTTGAGTGATCCACAGAGTGTTAATGGGACAGTCGCATCAACGCAGAGTATAGCTATCAACGGCACTGCGGTCAGGATTGTCGCCACCACGGGGCCAATTTACTTCCTCATAGGATCAAATCCCACATCATCAGCCACATTGGGGCATTATCTTGCCGATCAGCAGGACATCTATCAACCCTGTAGTAATGGCGACTTGGTGGCAATATATGGTGGCATAGCACAGATAGCCACCCTTGGTCAGTAACGAAATCCCATATTCATGAATCGCCTTGGGATATTAAATAAAAATGTCAATAAATTAAACATTGGTCGTAGTGCCGGTGCTTCATGGAGCAGCTATTGGAAATCGCAGTCTGAAGTGATATTCTTTGCTTCTGACCCGACTGACCTTCTTGCCAATAAAGTTATTGGAGGGAAACTCTATAACCAGGTAAACGGTTCATCGGATTATCTCACAGTAACCGGTTCGGGGCTTAATGCTGTCTATACTACACCGAATACCACTCCTTATAAGAATGCCGATACCGATTATTGCTGGTGGAAGATAGACGGGACACAAAGCACAACAGATGGGAACAGGTTAATAGCTTATGATTTCACAAGGACAATAGTCAAATATCTTGATGTTTCTCCTTATACTATAACGGCCATAATGATCCTTTCCTCTACCGAATCTTCAGGCAGCGCAAAGGAAAATAAGATGCGTGATGATTTTCATCTGTCTATATGGTGGAGCAATGTATTATCAAATCATGGCTATACAAAAGGGAACAGGGATGCAGAGAAATTATATTGGATTCCTGCACCATCAAGCCTGGCACTTACTGTAAACAGCGCAACTGATATATCGGGGACATTTGCTGATATGTCTTCAAATGAAAGCGGTTTTAAGCTTGAACGAAGCCTTACTGACGAAACAAATTATACTGTCATCCAGACACTCGCTGCAAATGCAACTTCGTTTGATGATAGCATTTGTTTCGGCACATCAAAATACTATTATCGTCTTAGGGCTTATATATCAGTAAATGGGGGAAATCAATATTCCGCTTACTGTGCATCGGCCAATGCCACTACTCCGGCAGCTTATGACAGCGCCTCGCTTGCACTGTTTGCAGCCAAACTCTCTGCCGATGGGGTTGCATATACTGATGCGGAAAAAGCAACATGGGATACGGCAATAAAGGCATTAAAGAATGCAAGCCTATGGAGTACGCAGTTTGATGTGCTTGTTGTTCCGAGGTCTAACGGTCTGGGGGGTTCCATGTTGAACATAATAAACCCTGGAACCTGCAATGGAGAGAGAGTTGCCAATGGAGGGACGCTTACCCATACCGATAATGTAGGGGATCATTCCGATGGGACAAAATCATATATAAGAAGCCATTACAATCCCGATCCCGCAGCAAACGGAGTATTGTTCGTTCAGAATAGTGCCTGTTTTGGCTTTAAAGTTTCGGGATCAATTACTAATGGTGGCAATTATCACGGGATGCTCTCGGCAGTCCCGGGATCGGACGGAAATGTGGAATGGGGTGATTATTTCGGGACAAACAATACAAGACTGAATAACACGACAACGGCAGGAGTCGGCTCTGTGGCATTTGCAGCTGGATATAACTGTCTTTCAAGGGCAGTGGCGGGCAGTTTCCAGCAGATGGTCAATTCAAATTCAACGGATGCAAATATTGCTTCAGCAACACTGACTGGGGCACAGGAGTTGTATATGCTGGCTGTAAATTACGGAGGGGCTACCGCATGGTGCGTAAGCACAGTCGTTCTTGAATTATACTGGATGGGGGCTACAATGACACAAAACCAGTTCAATACTTTTCAGGGGATATGGAACACTTTCTTTAGTAATTATAGTTAAAAACAAAAAATATGGCAAGAACAATAGCAGCAGGGATGACTCCTGCACAGTTTTACGCAGCCGTCAATAGCATAGCAAAATGTTATGATGTTACTGATTATGGAGCAGTCCATGATAATTCGACTGATGATACAATTGCGATACAGTCAGCACTGAGTGCCTGCGTGACAGGAGGAGGTGGAACCGTTTACTTTCCTGCGGGGATATACAAGATAGCAGGGGCATTCCAAACAAATGTCGGAGGAACGAATATGAATAGCCAACTTTATATTCCTACCAATGATTTTGACACCAACAGGGTAACTATTAAGTTGATCGGGGAAGAAGTACCTAATATGACACAATCGGCAACAATCAATAATGCCATAGAGAGTTATGTTGTACCGGGAACAAAGGGAACTATATTAAGATCAACCCAGACAACATCAACTGCCAATTCCTATGTCATTGCATCACAAGGAAATTCCACGAGCATATACGCAAACTTCAATTACAATAATGTATGGATCGAAAATATCCAGATACAATTAGCGGTTGACGGCAATAAAAAGGTTTCCGTGGGAGGAATAGGATGCTTGGAGGGTAGCAATAATGTCATTAAAAACTGCACGGTATTCCCCTGGGCTAATACATTGGTTGATGGTGCTTCCCCCACAAACCGTTGTGTCGGGATATGTCTTCCGGCAGTAAACTGCGAACAATCAAACATAATCGAGAACTGTTCAGTAGGCGGTCTTACAAGCGGATTTTATATGACAGACCATGCGGTATTGAATGATGTATATTCTTTTGGCTGTATCAATGGGATTGAAGTGGGCCCAAATTTACTGGTGGCAACAATCATTAAAGCCGGTTGTAACTATTGCCAAAACCAGATAACATTTTCAGGAGGGTTAAGCACAGTAAATGCCTTGTGCCTGAATGTTGAAAACTTCACACAGAATCTATGGTATGATTTTGCCTACGGAGTTGTGGATACAAATAATTACGGGCGGGGAACTATAAACTTTTTCTTCAATCACGGCTCTGTCCTTGATAATGCTGCCTTCACTAAAAATGGAGGTACAAAACTCCAATGCATACCGATAGCGTTCCTCGCCAATACTTCATTTACCGTGACAGGATCAAAAGCATCGAATGCAGCTCTGACAAGTCTTATCGCTGCGCTTGTTGCAAAAGGGCTGATAATTGACAGTACAACTTAATATAAACTTAAAATTTGATACAATGAAAAAGATTTTAATTGTTCTCGGAATCTTTTGATAACAACAAAATAAATGGATGCACAGGAACGAAGCGAAGTAAGGGAGATGATTCACGGGGTTTTATCCGGTT